AGCCTCTTATAATTCACTGCCAGATATCTCAGGGCATCGACTATATGCGTGGCCCAATTATCTAGAGGCTTAGACTGATAGCAGGCTTTGACTTCGTCGTAGGAGCGGGAGTATTCTCTTATCTTTACCTTAGGTATTTCAAATGAATGAGATAGAAAGAGCGCGAGCCATTAAAGGGTGGCAAAATAAAGTGACAGCACTAAAGCCAAGCGCTTGTTCTGGTCATGAGTTTATTCCAGTTTCATGGTCCTTAACAGAGAAAGCAAAGCATGTTACGGTATTAATGTGCACGAAATGCTTTCATGAAATAAATGTGAGTGATATCTATGCTAATCGGAAAATGGATTAAGAAGGCTGCAAAAAAGCTTCGTAGGTTTCTAAAGCTTTATCACGTTTCGCCTTCCCTTTAGATGTATTGTAATACTTCTTGTAATACTCCCACATCCCTTCTACATCCTTAGCGTCAGGTAATGCGCTCGGCTGTCTACGATAATGCAATCTACAGATAGCGGTTGCGTAATGTAAGTCATAAACCAACCTGTCTGGCTCAGGGACCCTGGGGCAGTTGAACTTTAAGGACAGGATTGACGTTAATGAATATCGATGGATAATATAGTTCTGCCATATATCCGTATGGGTTAATGGCTCACATTGGTAAATTCCTAATGCAGGCCCTTTGACTTGATGCAGATATGTGCCACCATTGGATTCAGCTGCGCATGTAAATACTAATAGCTCTTCGGCTGCTTCGGAATACATTTGAAGCGAGTCAAGAACAGGCCTTACAAGTAAGGCTCTAAATTGGGCTACATTAAACATATGGTAGTTACTTATTAAAGTTAGCTATCATTATGGTACCAACCTTTAATTAAAAAGGCACGCTATGGCTCAAGTAAGCAGATTAAACCCAAAGAAGATTTACGAAAATCTCAAGAAAAACGCAACATCTTATAAAGAAGAAACTCATTGCCCCATGATTATAAAGGTTCTTTGCGACCCTAATAAAGGAACAATGTCCGCGTTTTGCGTAGAGGCATTTATAACCGATAGCACATTCTATAGATGGCTAGCTAAGTACAAAACATTGTACTCCTGTTATAGGTACGGCCTCATGAAGGCGCGGGAAAACTGGGAAGACGAAGGAAGGCGCGGTAAAGATGATGAAAGTTTTAATCTTGAGTACTGGCGCATCATAGGCGCGTCAAGATTTGGGGTTGGCAAAACAAACCGAGTCAGGCTTGAGGTTGATGCAGATTCAAATCCATATGAGCAATTTAAGCAACTAATTGGACAAGCAAGCAACGGAGACTTTACAGCCGGAGAGCTTAAGCAAATAATGGAATCAATAAATGTTGGTCGAAGTGCTTTCGAAACATTCGAGCTGCAGAAAGAAGTTACCCGTATGAGAGAAGACTTATTGAAGATGGAAAATAACAATGGCCACAATAGCTTCGCAATTGAGAAAACTTAGGAAATTAATTAACATACCGTATACAATAAAATTTGTTGACCGAAAAATTCTTGAGTCAGAGTTTGAAGAAAAGGTCATTTATGTTCATATTTGGATATAGGAGAATTCTGTGAGTATATTATCATCGGCGCTTAAAAAAACTGAGCGCTCAATAAGCAACGTCGTTCCTCACGCACATTCAGCGCAAAAACGAGCAGATATGGCAGCAGCGACAGAGCAGTTAAGTTTTTACAAAAATCAGAAAGACGCACTACAAAAAGAGGGTGCTAGAGTTAGCGCAGAAAGAGATACACAAAGACAGCGACTTCATGAGAAGCAGATTCGAAGTATGCGTCGCACATTCCGCTCCCCTGGTTTTATGGAAGGGCCACGTGAAGGAACTTCGGACACAGTAGGGTAATAGGGAATTAAATGACTCCAAATTCATCGGACATGAAACTACTCGAACAGTTTCAAAAGCGATACAAAAAAGCGCAAGGCGTTGCAGATTTATGGGCATCACTTCATGAGGCGTGTTATCACTTTGCTATTCCTAATCGCAACAAATTTTGGCAACCTAAAGAGCAGCAAGGAGAGCTTAAGGGCTCTCGCGTGTATGACACGACCGCTATAGAAGCCACAAAAACATTTGTATCTAAAATGCATACAGCAATGACGCCACCTCAAACTCAGTGGGGTTATTTAACGCTGGATGAAGAGTGGGATAGTGCAGATGTGGTTGACCGTGAAAACGCCCAGATAGAATTAGATGATTATATGCGGCGATTATTTGGATTCATTCATGATTCAAATTTTGATGTGATAATTAATGAATGTTATTTCGATTTAGCTGTTGGCACATCATGCCTAGTTGTTAACAACCACACAGACAAACAGCCTCTATTATTCACATCAATCCCTATGGATAAGCTTGCCATTGAAGAAGCTATGACTGGAAAGATTGAGTCATGGTATCGTAACTGGGAAGATGTGAAGATTAACGAAATAACCAAGCGATGGACGAAGGCAATTGTACCTCCACAGTATACCGCTTTAACTGTAGATGACCCCGATGCTGTTATTAGAACAGTCTATGAAGGGGTGATGTATGTGCCAACAGAAGATAAGCCTTATTGTTATATCGTATCTACCGATGACGCGATTCTTTATAAAGATTACTTCGAAGTAAATCCTGGTATTGTCTGGAGATTCCAGAAAACAAATAATGACGTATTTGGCCGTGGCCCTATTATGGATGCCCTGCCAAGTATCGTAAGTTTGAATGAGATGGCTCGCATTGAATTAGCAAGCGCTAACTTAAATACATTTAAGCCGTTCATGGGATTCAGTGATGCAGTGTTTAATCCTCACACATTCACTATGCAGCCTATGAGTATCATTCCTATCGCACCTATTGGAGCTGATGGCCAGGCTCCATTAATTCCATTACCTGATACATCTAACCCACAGTTCGCACAGTTAACAATAATGGACTTGAGGGCTCAGATTCAAAAGCTAATGTTTTCAGATGCTCCGGGACAAACTGATAGCGTTCAGCCTCCTAGCGCTTCAGAGGTTATGATTAATCAGCAAATTCTAGCAGAAAGAATTGGTCCTTTATTCTCAAGACTTCAGCAAGAGTTTTTGTATCCAGTCGTAGAGCGGTCAATGTACATCTTAGATAAGATGGGATTACTGCCTAAGCCAAAAATAAAAGGCTCTGCAATAAACTTCCAGTACCGCTCTCCATTAGCTTTAGCTAAAGGGCAAGAGCAGATATCTAGATTTACGCAGTTTTATCAAATACTCCAGGGAATTAGTGGGCCAGATATGGCGCAGATGTACGTTAACCCATCTGTATTCCCATGGCTTATGGCTGACTTAATGCAGATTGATAGCCGATTTATGAATACGCCAGAAGGTGTTCAGCAAGCTGCGCAACAATTACAGAACCAGGTTTCTGAAAACCAAGCGATGCAACAAGAGGCAGGGTTACCAGCAACAGAAGGGTAAAAGGGGGACGTGTGAGTAATAATCCATATTTAGAACCAACCAATTATATGGCTGGATATAAAGAGAGCTTAGATGCATTTCTAAATTCTCCGGATAGATTAGAGCTGGACCAATTAATGTATCACGTCCTGGGAAAGACGGATGACGGTAAAAAATTACTGAGTATATTTAGAGATAAATTCTTAACCGCTGCAACGCCAGGTAAAATGAATGGAAATTATCATCATGCATGCATTCACCATGAAGGGTACAGGGAGGCATTTCGCTATATCATCATGATGGTTGAGTCGTATAAGCAGAGGAAAGAGTTCGAAGCAAAAGAGGCGTCACTAAAAATACAGGAAGGGAATAATCAATGAGTTTATTTAGTACGATTATAGAGTCTGATGAGCCATCATCGGATGGTGTAGAAGAGGTGGTTGCAACAGAAGAAGTGAAAGAAGGAGGCGCGGAGTTAGTTAGACCAGACTGGCTACCAGAGAGATATAAAACGCCAGAAGATTTTTCTAAAGCCTATACTGAGCTTGAGAAAAGACTGGGGACTGCTCCTGCTGAATATGATTTCTCTGCCGGTGAAGGCTGGGTTGACTCAGAATATGAACCATTCCACGAGATGGCGGAGTACGCTAAATCAAAGCACGTCTCCCAGGATGTGATGGATAAGATGCTTTCAACTGTTGGCAAATACCTAGATGAATTCAAGACAGACATGTCAGAAGAAAAAGAGAAGCTTGGTGAAAATGCAAAAGAACGCATTCAGGTTTTAAATAACTGGGCTAAGGCTAACTTTAGCGAAGCTGCATTTGCAGGATTAACTGAGAATATGAGAACTGCAGACTCAATTGTTGCATTAGAAGAAGTGAGGGCTAAAATGATTAACAGCGACACACGTATACCAACAGGGAATGAAGACACAACTGATAACGGATTATCCTTAGATGCTGTTCAGCAAGAGCTAACAGATAATATTGAGAAATATAAATCGGACCCAATTTACCGAAAGCAGCTACAGCAAAAGATAGCATCTGTGTCCCAGCATGGCGACTTTGTTGACAAGCACTACTGATGCAGTCTAAACTTTTGGAATCGTTCGAGCAATCCTAATGATTGCATAGAAGGGTACTTCCCCATAGCGGTCTGGTAACAGGCACCCGCATTACATGGCGAATCCTTTTAGAGAATAGTTTTTACTATTAACTAATAGGGGTTTACCATGTCTATCTCATTGACAAATGTCCAGCAGATTGAGTTTGATGCACTTGTAAAAGCAGTATATCGTTCGCGTGGTTTTTTATTGCGTGATTCTATTCGTATGAAGAATGACGTTGTTGGTAACCAGGTTTCTTTCCGTAAAGTTGACCAAGTAATCGCAGTTGAAACAGGTTACTTGCAAGCTGTAACTATTCAAGACCCTAACTATCAAAAAGCACTTGCTACTTTATTGAAATATACCGCTCCAACCGCAGTGGATGAAGTTCAAGAGCTTACAGTTAACTTTGATGCTAAAATGGAAAATGCAATGTTGGTTGCTCAAGCAATGGGCCGACGTTCTGACCAAATTCTTATTGACGCGCTTGAAGCTGACCCTGGTGATACGATTGCCGATGGCGGAACTAACTTCACATATGAGAAGTTCACAGAATGCTTAGAATTCTTTGATAACAACGCTGTTCCTTTACCTGAGCGTTTTGTTGCAATGTCTGCAAATAACTTCCGAAGCTTGCTTGGTGATGACCAGTTCGTATCTACCTTCTATACGAAGAATGACGTAATTGACCGCGCTAGAATTCGTGAGTACTTAGGATTTAATGTGATTGTTATCCCTGCGATGACTGAAGGCGGATTACCTAAAGCTGGTAACATTCGTACGGCATTAGCTTGGCATAAAATGTCAACTGGCGCAGGTATCGGCAAGAACTTCCGAACTGAAATTAACTACATCCCGCAGAACACATCTTTCTTAATTAACGGTGTATTCTCAATGGGCGCAGTAGTAATCGATAACCGCGGTGTATTGGCAATTGATTGCGATGAGTCAGCTTAATTATTAGCTGCTTATTAATTAGACTATTTTAAGGGGTTAATCATGGCTTTTGATAGAGATAGATGGGCGCGACAAACACTTGCTGATAATACCGGCGCAGTAACGCTAGATGACGCTAGTGTTGTAAATGGCCCAGCAACATTCACTTATGCTACTGCTGATGATGCTGCTGCTACTGTAGCTGCGGCTGACTACTTTGCCAGTGCAGTGTACGACTTAGCAGTGGATGATATTATTATGGGTACTGCTAGTGATGCATCTTATGCATTGGTAGTGGCTACTGTTGACAGGTCTGCTGAAACAATCACAACCGTAAGCATGGGTTTAACTGGCGTAGTTGATACAGCTAACATTGCTGATGGTGCGATTACTAACGTTAAGGTTAATGCAGCTGCTGCAATCGCTTTCAGTAAACTTGAAGTAATGACGAGTGGTAATATCTTAGTTGGTTCTGCTGGGAATGTTGCAGCTGAAGTTACAATGTCTGGCGACGTGGCAATCATCGCTTCAGGTGCTACAACCATTCAGGCTGGTGCTGTTGATAGCTCAATGATGAATGCAAATATGCTTCGTTATGCTGTTGTTACAATGAGTGCTGCTGAGTTTAATGGTGCATATGCTGCCTCTCACTTGTTGGTTGCTGCTGCAGGCGCTGATACGTTGATTGTTCTTGAGTCCGCTCAAGTATTAATGACATATGGTACAGCTCAGTTTGCTGCTGGTGGCGTAGCTCATATTCAGTATGACTCTACTGCAAATGGAGCAGGTATTATTGCTTCTAGCACACAAGCTGCTGCAAACTTTGCTGATGCTGCAAGTACTGCTCTTGGGTTTAACCAAGGGATTGTTAAGCAGCCGTTCACTACTGCTGTCAACAAAGGCCTGTACTTCGCGAATATCACTCAGGCATTTACGACTGGCGATAGTGATATGATTGTGCATGTATGGTATAGAGTAATACCTAGCGTTTAAGATTATCTATACCTAGGCTTTCATTGGTCTAGGTATTTTTTGACATTAGTGAGGGCATATGAGCTTATCGAAAGTGCAAATAATTTCAAATGCCCTCCTACAATTAGGGCACGCTCCAATTTCCTCTTTAGAAGGAGGGGATGATTTAGTTGTAGCCGCAGAAAGCGCTTACGACATGAAGCTTCCTTCCGTTCTTAGTCAAGGAAACTGGCGTTTTGCCGTTCAACGCACACAACTTAGTCAGTTAGTAGAGACACCTCCTCCACCATGGAAAACATCATATAGTCTTCCTGCGGGATTCTTAAAAACAATCCAGCTTTATCCTAATATTTATGACTGGGATATTTACAGGAACGAAAGAATTTATACCTACATGACGGGCGAGCTATGGATGGAATATGTCTTCCAGCCTGAAGTATCTCATTTCCCATCGCACTTTGTAGATTACTTCACTTATGAGATATCAGCTTATTTAGCATTGAGTAATGCTGAAAAAACTGAATACTTCTCGGCACTAGAGGCGAAAAGAAGAATGATGGCTGCTATGTCAAATGCAATTGAGACACAGAATCGACCTAATTTTTCACAAGTTTTATTTCCTGTCTTGGATAACCGTTATCTTGGTGGTTTAATTGGAAATAGCTTTAACCAGTAGGATAATAAATGGCACAGGTATCTTGGTCGCAAGACGTTTTCTCTAAAGGTGAGCTGTCTCCTTTGATGTATTCAAGGGTTACGGTAGATGCGTACTTTAATGGGCTAAAAACCGCACGCAATGTGCTTACATATCCTCAGGGTGCAGCTGGGAAGCGATTCGGAACCATATACCTAAATGATATATCAGATGCTTCAATCACTTCATACAAAGACATCTTCTTTGAAGACTTCCAGTACCTAAGTGAGTGCACATATTTATTGGTATTTTATCCGGATAAAGTAGGTATTTATTTAGAGGGAATTTTAATTGCAACAGTTTCCGGGACTGGGATTCCTGCTAGTGAAATTCAATCCATGGATAGCACAGTATTGGATAATAAATTCAGGGTGTGTTGCGGAACAATCCAACCAACTGACTTAATTAGAACTGCCAATGCATCCAATACAATTACCGGCGTCAGTGCTACCGAGATAACCCTAACAAATGGGCTAGCTGATGGCGCTATTTTACCGGTTAGGTTTACCACTACCGGAACATTGCCGACGACTAGCCCTCAAATAAGAACGAATAGAACGTATTTTTTATTCCTAACGAGCACAACCACAGCCGAAATATATTCAACCTCACAAGATGCCAAGGCTCGTGAGAATGGATATACCATCAGTGGAGCTGGAGCAGGAGTAAATGCTGCAATCGTACTGAACACATGGGCATTCACAGCAATAGACTTTAAGAGCACGCCTATATTCGATTTTGCAGGCGGCTACGATACGATTACATTCACACCTGGAGCAACTACAGGTTACGGTATAACGGTTACATTGAGTGCGATATTAACAGCTCCAGCATCACTAACATCTGCTTATATTGGTGGCGCATTTGTAGGAAATGGCGGGATAGGAAGAATTACCGCAGTAGCCGATACAACCCATTTCAGCGTAGATATACTTGAGCCTTTTGACTCTACCGCAGCGATTCCTGGAACTGAATCTTTGCTTGGGGAGCCTGCCTGGAGTACTGCTAGAGGATGGCCTTTAAAGTGCTCATCATTTCAAAGCAGGTCCATTTTTGCAAACACCGAATTACTTCCAAATGGCATATGGCTGTCAGCAATTAATGACTTTACTGATTTCAATGACTTACAATCAGATGATGATGATGCGATAAGCTGGTATCCATCCTCTGATGCAGTAAATGTTATTCGATTTATTGTTCCTTATAGAAGTCTGACGATTCATACCAATACTGGAGTTTATTCTACCCCGATATCATTTGAAGCTGCACTAACACCCAGCAACTTCTCTATGTCTCTGCAGGATTCAACGCCCGCTACAGCTGTTCAACCTAGAGGGATTGATAACCAAATCGTTATCGTATCTGGTAATGATATCCATTCTTTGCTTTGGGATGGCTTTAATAACTCCTACACATCGAATATTGCATCGATAGCAAGTGAGCATTTAATTAATAGCCCAATCGATGAATCGGAGTACACGGATTTAAATAGAGCTGGTTCCCGCTACATGTTCATCATTAATGAAAATGGCTCTTTAGTTGTATTTCAGACATTAGTTGCCGAGAGTGTCTCTGGATTTACTCCTCAATGGCTTGAGCAGCCTTATGGGGATGCATACTTTAGATGGGCGACTTCCAGCAGTGATGGCGATGCTTGGTTTGTTACTGAGCGAGAGATTGCTGAAGCTGCCGCACCCGTTGCATTAACAGGAAATACATCTGATACGTTCGAAGCCACCGCAACAAACTTTTCAACTACCGAGGTGACGGCATGCGAATTTACGACCACAGGAACTTTACCCGTTACCAGTCCTCAAATAGTAATTGATGTTTATTACTGGGCTATTGGCGAGGATGCAAATAACTTTAAAATTTATTTGAATCAAGAAGACGCATTAGCCGCCGAAAATGCTATAGCAATTTCAGATTTTGGAACAAACTCAAATGTAGTTCCGTGGCCCCTATCCACTAAGTTTTATTTAGAGCAGCTGAGTTTCGACGCGTATGTTGATTGCGCTGATATTTACTCAGGTAGTGCCGTTTCGTCGGTGGCAAGCTTACCAAGATTTAATGCTCAGGAAGTTACAATCAATGGAGATGGCTTTGGTTTTGCTGATGACGTAATCAATGACACAGTAGAGTTTAATGCCCATGGCGCTCCAGTCGATGTTGAGGTGGCACAAATAGGGTTCCCTATTAATACGACGATAGTACCTATGCCCGTTTCACCTCCGGGACAACTTGGCGCAAAGGGCTCATCTGTTGTATTCCCGCAGCATGTTAGAACGGCCACATTAATGTATAGTGATAGTATTGGCGGATTAGTTAACGGGAAGCCAATCCAATACAAAACTTTAGCAAATACCGTTCCAGGCGACCCACCAACTCCAAAAACTGGAATTTATGAGGTTAGTATTATGAATGGATGGAATGAATTCACATCAAATTCAATTACAATTACCCATTCAGACCCATTTGAGTTTAAACTCATTGGCATATATTACAAAATTGAGGTGTCATAATGGCATTGCCATACCTAGGTTTTTTGGTTGCCATGCAGGCAGCGGGTACTATCATTGATTGGAGTCAGACTAAAAGCAAACAAAAACTTATTAATATTGGCAGACAGTTAGAGGCTGCCTCATTTGAGTCTAATCTAGAAGCTGTAAAGCTTGAATCCTCTCAGGCATCCCTTAGTGAGATGAAGGACTTAAGGCAAAACCTTGGCTCCCAAATCGCAATGCAGGCTGCTCGCGGAACGGCAACAGGTGCGGGCTCCGCATTAACGTTGCAGCAAAAATCAATCAGCACGGCTAGTCAAGATGAACGCACTAGAAGATTAAACCTTCTAAGCAGAGAATCGGGCTTGCGTGCAGGTAACGTGTTATCAGGGTTACATACATTACAATCTGAAACACAACTGGGTCAGCAGTTAACAAAAAGAGTCATAGGCAATATTCCTGTATCAGCAGCTTATAAAGAGTTTAGTCAGTCTTCTTTAGGTAAGAAGTGGGGATTTGGATTAGAACCAACTAACGCATAATAGGTATAATATGGCAGACCAAATATTACCATCATCTAAAGCGCCTCAATCTACTGGAAATATTCCTGAGCTTAAAAAGCAAGAACGACTGCAGCCGGAGACCGGAACACCAGGATTTGGGCAAGCGCTTACTAATTTAGCATTTACTCCTAGCGCTCTTGGGGACCTTGGTGCAACGATGGCCCAAAGTGCGTCTATTGCTATTTCTAAATCCCGTGGAGAAGCTTTAGGACAAAATCCTGAGGGCGAATTACTGCCTCCTATTACTGACGCCGATAAAACGTTTAATGAGGCCTATTCTGCTCAGGCATCAGCTACATTGTCGATGCAAGCGCAAAATATGATGGAGCAAGGGCAAGAAGAGCTTAATAAATCTTATGCCTTATCGCCTGGATTAATTAACTCTTTTAAAAAGAATATGTCAGAAGGGATGCAAGATATTCTTGACCATGCACCTTCTACGATTCGGGGAAGTTTATCGAATAACTTCACCCAGGAAATAATGACATCATCGCATCGGGCAAATATGACGATGGTTAGTCAGCAAAAAGAACGCGCTAAATCCCAAGCAACTGCATTCTCAGACCATTTGATTGACCAAATGCATGATGCATCATTAGCTGGAAACCCAGACTTAGCAAAAGAAATATACGGAACACTTAATGAGGCAACTGAAGCCAATTTAAATAGTGGTATGTGGAGCCCTGAGCAAGCAGAAACACTAAAGCACCAAGCTAAGATTAGTTATTACTCTTCTGGAGAGACAGCGCAAGCAATGGCAGCTCGCCAAGACCATAAACTCGAAGGTTATTTATCAAATATGGTAAATACAAAACCTAAAGATGTTTCATGGTCTGAATGGGAGAAGGTTCGGAATCAAGTCGTTGGGTATATTGGTGCAGTTGAGAATCTAGATAACAGGGACCAGAGCTTAATTATTTCTCAGGCTAATGCGCAAGCAACGCGTGCCCCATTAGAACCTGCTTACATAGAGAAAATGAGGTCTAAATTACAGCCCGCTAGATTTAATAATTTCATGTCTGGATATGCATCTAAGCTCAAAGGCCAATACGCTCAACAGCAAAGAGTCGCAGGCCTTCAGGCGAGCTGGTCCAATCCTCTGACAATGAATAGCGCTACAAAGGATGATTTAAATAAAGCATTCGTTGGTCAAGTTGAAGCCGCCAAGGTAAATGCTAGGCAGCAAGGCGTTGAGTTAAGTGATGATGATGCGCAATTAGAGACCGCTTCTACAGCTGGAGCCCCAATTCCTGCGTATATAGATAAACTAAATGTAGGGCTACAGTCCGGAAACCCAGATTTAATGATGAGAGGATGGCAGGATTATACTGCTTTGGTTAGCTCAGGCGGCCAAGCAAGCCAGGGAATAAAAAAACAATCTATTGCTATGGGAACGATGATGAATCATTTTCTAGAGCAAGGGATGCCACCTGACATCGCTGCTCAAAGAGCAAATGAAACGATAATGGATAAGACTGAAGAGGCTAGAAAGAATACCGAGCAGCTTGTAAGTGACTGGAAAAAAACTTCAGTTAAAGACGCAACACATCGCGATACATGGGCAAGGAATCTTGCTGGTGTGTCACGCGGAACATTTATGTCGAATTCAGCTGGATTCAGTCTCCATGTTCAAAACATCATGGAAGACAATTTAGCGCTTACAAACGGTAATGTTGCTGCAAGTGAATCAATGCTTCAGGACGCAATAAAACAATACTGGGGATTTACGGAAGTTAACGGCCAGAAAGAATTCACCTATATGCCGATTGAGAAAGTATTACAACTAGACAAAGGTGCGACTCCACTTATTAAATCAGACATGCTTCATCAGTTAGGTAGACAGTTAGAGCCAACAAAAGCAGCGTATGACAATGGCAGCCTAAGTTATTATTATAGAATTAAAGACCATGTAGGTTTTGATGAATATCTAGAGTCTAAGAAAAAGGTTGAGTCTAAGCAGACATTAAAAGCATACGGTAAAGCATTGTTCTCAGGAAAGTCTGATGTACCCGCACTTAAGAAAGACTTCGAAACGATTTCAAAATACGAAGCCAACACACCATCTGAGATTGAAATGGTTCACAGAAATGGCGACGTTGAATCGTTTCAGCTTAATACAAATCCCTCTCCAATGATTCAGCAGTCTACCGGGGAAACCCCCATAATTGGCGACTATGACTTTTCAATGTCGAACGATAAAGGTGGTAATTTTCCACTGACAGGTGCATTCCATGGCCAACAATCACATCCAGTTTATCGTCCAGATTCCAAATGGATTAAAGATAATTACTTTAAGCTAAATGGGATTGATCCATCTGATGAGCATGCAAAAGAAGTTGCTATGGCTGAATACAATGAAAAGAGAGCGAGAGAATTAGACCCACGCTATCAAAGACTTAGACTTGGAGCATTGTAATGCCATTAGAAGATGAGGAAATTAATCCAGTAGATGAAGTGAATTATACCGCCCCTTATCAATCAGAGCTGGATAGAAGTCCTGGCATTCCAAATTTACCCGTAAATATAGACCCATTTGCATTTAAAGAAAGTCCGGGTCAAATGGTTATCCCTAATGCTCAGCCTATTAAGATGCCTAAGGATACCGGTAAGCCAGGTTTTTTTGAAACATTCGGTCATGCCGCATGGTCTTATAATGAACTTGTAAATGCCGGTAAGTTTATCGCTCAAACCGCTGATAGCATGAGCCACAAAGATGACTATACGCCCCCAGAATGGAAATCAGCTACCTTTGAAGCAATCAATGGAGTCGACCAAAAGTATTGGCCATATATCTGGGACGCAGTAAGCCCTAAAGACCAGCAAGCGCGACAAGAATCCGCACAAAAACAAATGAAGGATGATGCGTACTACTCTAATGGGGGCATGGTTGCTAATCTCACAGGAGCATTATTCGGAGGAATCACATCCCCTTCCTCTTGGTTAATCCCTATGAGTGCCGGAATTAAATACGCCAAGTTCGGAGAGAACGTCATTAAGAACATGGTTAGAGCGGCTCCAGGTATGGCTGCTTCGACGATTGCTACCGAAGGACTAGTTCAGGCCGGTAGAGTCGGTGGAAACCTACAGGACATGGCTGTCGATTCATTCAGAGACATCGTTTTTGGTGGCGCTTTAATTGGTGGCGCAGCGGGTATTGGGGCGTCTCTTCGTGGCGGCCATTTATGGGATATGAGGAAAACAGTTAATTATTCCTTCAAAGGGGTAGATATAAATCCTGTCATCAGCGAGAAGGGTGAACTCAAAGGGTATAGAGCGTCCCCTACGCCAGGGATGAATTTAAGTGCTGCAGTTGTTGATGAAGCCCAGGCGTTCGTTGATTCAAGCATGAAGCAATCAGGTGCATTCAAAATACCTTATGTTGGAACGGCTCTTGGCGAGTTAGCTGGCAACAAATTACTGGGAAGCCCTATAGTCAAAGGCTTACGCTCCCCTTATACAACTGTTCGTGGGTACATGGACCGAATGGCATCTCATAGTATTGAGACAGAAGGAACAGCGGCAGGAAAAGTTAAAGTAGATTCAGCGGAAGATTTACTAAACTTCAATCGAGCTGAAGCAACCGCCTTTTCAAGTCAGTTTAAAGGTTTATTTTATGCTGCAAATGGGTTGTCTAAAAAAGACAATGCTTGGAATGCAATAAAAGATATTAAGCAAACCTTAAGCAAAGACCAGCAGATGACTTTTAATGACTTTGGAAAATCAGTTCGCGATGTAATTTATACCGGAACGTCGCACGCTAAAGCAGAAGTAAATGAGGCAGCTCAACTCACGATGAATCTTGTAGAAAAGGTCGGTAAAGAATTCACTGACTCCCATGGTTGGGAAGAAGGGTTTTTACCTCCAAGAACGGCTGTTAATTATTTAATGCAGAACTACAATCTTTCAGAAATTAGAAGCAGACCTGAAGAATTCTATCAAGTTGTTGCTAATGGATATAAGCAGCAAGATGAGATTATTAGAAAACTAACGGCTCCAGTTGAAGAGAGTCAGGCGCTCTTAAAAAGCCTTCAGTCAGCCATGAAAGGTCCAGGATTTAAAGAAACAAGAGCGCTTGCAAATGAAATATCCGAGGCTAAAGGAAGGTTAAGAGAGGCGCGAGATGCCCAAATTAAACAGCTGAGAGATAACCCTGATTATCATATTCTTCTTGAAGATAGAGTGATGATTAACTCGGAAGAAGGGGAGCAGCTTCGCGGAATAACTTCTGATTATAATAACTTTAAGCAAGAGCATGGAAGTGCAGTAAAAGACTTAAGCTCATTAAAATCTAAATTATCTCGTCTTAACCAAAATATCCAAAAGAATGTTAAAGAAGAAACTCGCCAAAAGAATCTTAAGAAGATTTCTGAGATGGAAAAAAAGATTGACCAGCAAGAAGGAAAGATTCGAGACTTTGAAGGAAAGGTGGAAGAGGAAAGATTGCGCCTTACCGAATTAGCAGCAGAAGGAAAAATAAACAGAAACTTCTACACCAAAGATGCAGATTCATTTGAAATTAAATTCCGTGACCCAGATGAGCTACCCAAAATAAGACGTCCATTCAGTTCAGATAATGAACGCATCATGGTAGCAAGACAGTTACGTGAAAAGATTCTCGGCAATACGAGCGAGCATCTTAATCAAACCGTATTAGGCGGCATGATGGGCGGAGCGATTGAATCCCCTCAATCCACAAAAGCACGAACCGTAATGCTTCCATCTAAATCATTTAATGACGCTAACTTCTTAGATGGTGATATTGGAAAGGCAGTTTATGCATACTCCAATACGATGGGACGTCATACTGCATTGAAAAAAGTATTCAAGCACAACCAAACAACGCCTGGGATAGAAGGTATTCTTAAATCTTTACTCCAAGAGAAAAATAAAAAAGAAGCTGCGATTCTAGAAAAAGATGCATCTCCTGAAAGAACAAAAGAAATAAACAAACATGAGCGAGAATATGAAAATGAAGTAAAATTCATGAAAAATGTTCACGATGTATTTATGGGTCGCGTAGGAAATCCTGACCAAAGGCGTATCGCACAACACCTTAAGAGTTTCGCAGCCGCAACGATGCTTGGTGGCGTACCACTATCTCAGATGACTGACCTTGGCGCTATTGTACTGAAGCAAACGATATTCCCATTTATGATGCAAGGGCTTCGTCCTATGCTTAAATCCATGAATGGCGCGATTAAGTCTGAGGAATCAGAGGCAATCAGGAAAAATGCAGCGCACGCTTATGTGGCTATACAGCATCTGTCCGCCGGGTACCAAGGAAAGCTTTTAAACTCAGGTGCAATGTCTGATATGCCGGCAGCCGGAAGAATAGGAAGCGCTATAGAAACCATATCTCACGTATCCGGTAACATATATGGAACAAATGCAATTGAGAATTTAAATCAATCTATGGTAGCAAATATATTTCAGTCTGAAGTCATGGCAGCCGCGCATGATTTTAAAGCAGGAAAAATGACTGATAAGCAGCAACGCAAAATGGCAGCCTACGGCATAGACATGAAAGAATGGTCCAGCCGGTTTATAGAGAATTATAAAGGCGCTAATGGCTGGGAATACAAAGGCGGATTCCAAAGTAAATACTATGATTGGGCAGATGCAGGTGCTACCGATAGAATGTCGCAATCAATTTATAGGGCCGTTTATGATAGCGTCGTACAGGGAGGAATGTTCTCCAGCCCATTATGGACGCATAACCCTATACTTGGTTTGCTTTCTACGTTTCATGGTTGGTCATACGGAGCATTCGCACGCTATACTGTGCCTATTATGCAGAGGCCAGATGCAGATGCAATAATGGGCGTTGCAATGATGTTTGGGCTTGGATTACTTGAAGAGCCTATGAGACAATTCGCGAATGGAAAAGAGATAAAGCTTGATGATAATCATCTTCTTGAGAAAGCAATTGATAACTCTGGTGTGTTAGGCGCTTGGAGTGATATGTTTAATGCTGCAAATATGGCAATGAAAGATGATTTAATTCCCGGCATGGCGAGTGAGCGCAGAAGGGAGATATCTGTTCTTGGGTCTTTGGCCGGTCCAGTTGGGTCTCAAACGGAAATTGTAGCGAATTTATTACATAGCGCATGGACTGGAAAGATTAGTCAACGCGATGTAAAGCAAGGCACTAGACTCTTGCCATTGGCTAATCACCTTTTACTTAGAAGGTACCTAAATGATTTTGTATCTTCATCTGCATTGCCTGAAAAAAGTTCGGACGCTGAAGCTTGGCCATGGTGGCAAAGTTTACAAGAAGCTACGGGGTAATTAAATGAGTACTTCTACACAAACCATAAATGATGTTTTACCAAAAACTCAGATAACTGCAACAAATTTGCAGACAGTGTTCGACGCAGACTGGACGGCCGATGTGGCTACAGATGTCTTGGTTTATGCAAGAGCCACTGGTGTTGACCCTGATGATGCAACGCAGATTATATCCAGCGCCAATTACTCTGTTACCTTTGTTGGAAGTAGCTTAACAGTGCGTGTTACTTTTAGTGTCGGCCGAACGACTGATGACATCGTTACTTTGGTTCGTGATACGCCTGCCAATAGAGAAAATCTCTATACCAATACTAATTTCACACCCACCATGCTCAATCAGGATTTTGGTGTTCACACATTAGTTGAGCAGCAAGCGCAGCTATATAACGAAGAAATAGCCCCGCACTATAATGTCTCTGCAACTATACAAGATTTTGATTTAATTTTACCTATTTTACCCGCTCTATCCGGCTGGCGAATGAATTCAGCAGGCGATGAAATTGAGGCCGTCTCCATTCCTGATGGTGGATTTGCTCCAGCAGATGCAACTTATTTAGTGCAGACAGCAGATTCTGATTTAGCTAATGCGCAAGCTATGGGCGCCTTAGCAAGTGGGCTCGTTGTTAATACAACAACAACGGGCGTGCAATTAACACGAACTCTTACTGGAACAACAGACCAGATTGATGTGAGCAATGGTGATGGAATCAGTGGAGCGCCTACACTAACTATCGCAAGCAATGCTGTCCTTCCAGGAACCGGCTCAATGATTCCCCCTTCTGGAACGACTGGGCAAAGACCAGGAGCCCCTCTAGATGGAATGGTAAGATACAATACGACTTTAAATGCGCTTGAGGTTTATGAATCATCTGCATGGGACCCTTTATCAGGCGGTGTTGTTGACACGGTAACTGGAACTGCAAGCGAGATTGATGTAGATAATACAGACCCTGCTAATCCAATCATTGAATTACCCGTTGCGGTTATCTTCCCAGGAACGGCAGCCTTTTTAGATGGCACGGGAATCCTGACTGGTAACGGTAATAATGCACTTCTATTTAACCAGACTGCGACTGCTGTTAATTACCTAGAGATAACTCCTGCTGCTACAGCTAATGGCCCATTGCTTCAAGCTGTTGGAACAGATGCTAATGTTGATTTCTTAATTCAAGCCAAGGGTACTGGTGACATATTATTTAATGGCTCTGATGTTATTTGTGGAGACCCGGGTGCCGAGGGCTCTGGAATTGATATTGGTGGCGTAACTTATGACTCAGCCTTAAAGGTTAGTGACTTAGGTGGAACTAACGTCGCACAATTTATTGTTCATCGACATTCGACCACATTACAGCCATTGATTGTTGGTGCAAGAAGTAACTCTGATACGAGCGCACACACTGCGGTGACAGCTGGTCAATCTTGCTTTACAGCTTATGGTGCAGGCTGGACTGGCGCTGAGTACAATCTGTTCGGCGCAGTAGATATCATGGTTGATTCAACCGGGACGATTAACGATGCAAGCTCACCAGGTCAGATTCAATTTAATGTAACGTTAGATTCTGCAACAGTCCCATCAACAGCTGTCACGATTTCCAATGACAAGACTGTGACTTTTGCTGGTGACTTAGACGCTAGCATGACAAACGGTCAATTGCTGATTGGTGACACAGGAAATGTGCTCGCTAAATCGACTTTAACTGCTGGAACTGGGATTAGCATTACAAATGCCGCAGGGTCGATTACGATTAATTCCACAGCAACCGGTATGGCATGGACCACTGATGCTAGTGGAACAATTGCAGCTGATGTTGATAACGGTTACGTGTGTGGGAATGCCGGGGCAACAACAATTACATTACCTGCTACGGCTGCCATTGGTAGCAATATTGAGGTTGAAGGGTTAACAAGTACATCTTGGATTTTAACTGCTAACGCAGGCCAGACAATCCAGATTGGAACATCCGTTACTTCTACTGCCGGAACACTTACAAGCGCTGCTGTTACTGATAACGTAGAGGTTGTCTGTATTGTTGCTGACACGACATGGCGGGTACAGAGAACTAACTCTGCTGGATTAACTATTGCTTAAGGATTTAGTATGACGATTAATCAAATTGGTATGGTATTCAACGAATTTATCGATGACGATACCATGGCAACAGCAAGTGCGGTGAATGTTTGCAGTGGTGAGAGCATTAAAGCTTACGTTGATAATGTTGCTGGTAGTGGGTTTACGGTTATCCTCACTTGTTTATTGGGTACGACGGCAACCTTGAGTGGAACTTATGCCAATGGAGCTTCCGGTGTAGGTGCAACATTAACTAATAATAGTACGCAAGTAGCTTTAACTATTGACGGTGTTCTAACGCAAGTTGCCGATAGAGTTTTAGTGAAGGACCAGACGGCTGAACTTCAGAATGGTGTTTATACAGTAACCGTTGTAGGTGATGGCTCCACTAATTGGGAGTTGACTCGTGCAACAGATTACGACACTGCTGCTGAGATTATCGCCGGAACGCTTGTTCCTGTTTCGGACGGTACAGTGAACGGCGGTAGTATTTGGCTTCAGACTGCCACAGTTTCCACGGTTGGAACAGATTCTGTTGTATTTTCTGAGTTCGCTCAACCTTCAAGCACTTATGTAACTATTGCTACTAATCAGGCGATTACTGGCGCTAAGACATTCAGTAATAATGTTGTACTTAGCGGGAGTTCAACCCTTGATTTGAATGGCTCGACGGCTGTTGATGGAATTATTAATGATGACACGATGGCAACGGCCAGCGCTACTAATTTATCAACGTCTGAGGCAATAAAAGCATACGTTGATGCTCAAGCCGGCGCGGCCGCGTCACAAGTGCAAATGGAGGCGGCTTCAAGCACAACCACTTACAGCTCACCTGGTCGTCAGCAGTACCATCCTGGACATCCGAAAGCATGGGTGGAATTTAACGGAACGGGAACAGTCACCATTAATGCTTCGTACAATGTGACGAGCATAACAGATAATGGGACGGGTGATTATACTGTTAATATGACCACACCGTTTTCAACTATAAATTACTGTGCAGTGGGGAATTGTGGTACCGGGACTAGCGTTGCTTACTCATCAGGTACTGCGGCTTACGTTACAGGCCCTCAAGCCGTGCCAACTGCCAGCGCTTGGAGGTTCGGTACAGGTCAGGGTGCGGTCGGTGCCCAGCCTGGAGTTAGGGTTGATAGGGCGTATATATCTGTAGCATTAATGGGGGACCAATAATGATTAATACACGAATAGCCTACACCCAAGAAGATGGAACTGTGGCAATTGTCATCCCCACGCCTGAGTTTATCTCTAATGGCGGTGATTTCGATGCGTTGGTTTCGTCGTCAGTTCCTAAGGACGCCAGTCGTGAAGTGGTTGGTATAGACGACATCCCGACTGACCGGTATTTCAGGAATGCTTGGCGACTAAACAACGGTATTGAAATTGATATAGATAAAGCACGGGCCATCCATCTTAATAACTTGCGCGAAATAAGAAACAAAAAGCTTGAGTCGTTTGATGTGCCCTTTCAACGTGCTTTAGAATCAAAAGACGTACCGAAGCAAGATGAAATAGCTGCTCAAAAACAGGCATTAAGGGACATGCCAAAATCGGTTGATTTAAGCGTCCTAAGTGCGCCGGAATCATTAAAGGCGTTTATGCCTGACATCTTAAAATAAGGAATTTGTTATGACTGTAGCACTAAAGTTTGCCAAAGACTCTAACGGTAAAAACACGTATGCATCAACGCCTCCAGATGTTATTTATGATGCAAATTTAACAAATGGAAATGCGGATACTATTACTGTTCCTTCAGGCGCTGCCTACTATACCGTTTCTTTCATCTACCAGCCTGGAACAATATGTTTTGTAGATGTTACTGGGGCCACTGCCGTCCAGCCTTTGATTGCAACATTTGCCGCGACAACATCAAGGGAATTGCCCGCTTCCTATTTATTGACAGCCGGAACAACGATAAGTATCGTAACTGTAAGTGATACTTCTTTTGTGAGTGTTGGTATGTGGCAAGGTGGATTCTCTTAATGACAAATCCTGATTTTCCATTTGGGTTTGATATTAACTTCTCGTTTGGTCGTGAGGGTGTTTTTTCTGTTGTTAACAATGAAGCTGCCGGTAGTGAGCCGCCTGTATCAGGTACATTTTTATTGTTAGACGACACATCATTCTTGCTATTAAGCGGGGAAGACTTCGTACTTCTTTAAGGAATTCACATGGCTCAAAATATTGACCAAATTTATACTGTAAATCCATCTACTACGGTAGGGGCAAATGACCTTTTTTACCTTGGTATTTCTCCGTATGGCCCAACCGATGATTCTGCTATTAAATGGTCTAATTTAGTTGTTAGTATAGCAGCAGAAGTTGCAGGAGGTAGCACCACAGAGATTCAATATAATAACGCTGGCGCATTAGATGGTGATACAGGATTTACTACGGATGGCGCAGGTACATTAAGTGCGGTGGCTTTAGCGCTTACAAACGCCCTTCCCGTCACTTCAGGTGGAACAGGTTTATCCTCGACCACTGCAAATCAGCTCCTTTACAGTTCGGCCACGAGTACGGTTGCAGGATTAGCTACAGCGAATAACGGCCTTCTCGTAACGAGTGCTGCAGGTGTTCCGAGCATTGGCAATGATATTTTAGCTGATATCACAGTTAACGGTATAACGGTTGGTAAGGGTGCGTTTGACACTCTAACTAATACAGCAGTTGGTAAAGGAGCTTTGGACGCCGCGACAAGTTCAGTACGCACAACTGCAATTGGTTTTGACACTTTAGGTGCATTACTTAGCGGTAATGATAACACAGCAGTAGGCGCATCTAATCAGATAGCGATTACTACAGGAATAAAAAATACTTCGGTTGGTCAGCAGGCTATGTATTCGGCAGGGTCCGGCTCTTCTGGTAATACTGCAATTGGCTATTATTCAATGCTATGTTCCGGAGGCGGCGCCTTAACTAGTAATACAGCAGTGGGGCAAATGACCTTAAGCGCTTCTGCTTTTGCGGCGACCGGTAACACGGCGGTTGGCTCTGGCGCAATGGCTCCAGTTACTACCGGAGCACTTAATGTGGGGGTTGGTTATTCAACGCTTGCGAATCTTACCACAGGAAGTCAAAACGCAGCCTTGGGGCGCGCCGCTGGAGCTGCGGGCGCAACAGGAGCTGTAGGATTGGTAACTGGCTCGAACAATACCTTTGCCGGGTGGTTGGCTTCATCTGATTCCTCTAGCGCTAGCGGGACTATAGCATTAGGTGCTAATGCTGTTTCAACTATAGCTACGGGTGCAACGTCAGGTGATGACGGTCCCGGAATTGCGATTGGTTCAGCTGCATATCCAGTAGGATTTAGAGGTGATGCTACGATTTATCCAACGGCTGGCACTATATCTGGGTATATGATTCAGAAGATAAACGGGGTCCAATATAAAGTAGCACTTTACGCACTATCTTAACTTTAAGGAGATTTAAAATGTTAACAGAAGAAATTTTAAAACCGATTATTAGTAACATAGACTTAGAAAGTAAGTCAGCAACTCTGGTTACACGAACAGTTATCAAGAGAGATGGTGTATCAATTAGCATGTCTTCAGATAGCAAGAAAGTTAGTCTTGACGGCCTGGAATCTCTTTTAGCTGACGTACAAACTGCTGCGGTAAAAGCAGTCGAATTCAAAGAAGATGAATCAATTTAATTGATAGGAGTTAACATGTTAGAGAAATTACAAGCACGACGAGATTTACTTGTGAGGGAACACACCAGCTTAGTAGAGCAGCATAACGCCCTTAATAAATCCTTAAAAGAAACTGAACAGAGGATTAGTGTGCTTGTGAAGGAACACACCAGCTTAGTAGAGCAGCATAACGCCCTTAATAAATCCTTAAAAGAAACTGAACAGAGGATTAGTGTGCTTGTTGGGCATGTGGGTGAGATTGATTATCAGATTAAAGCAATTGATATGGATGCAGACGATGCCTCTAAAGAAGGGTAAAAAAAATATCGGCTCGAATATAAAAGAGCTTGAATCTACCGGTAAATTTAAACGCAACCAAGCCATTGCTATTGCGTTAAGCGAGGCCAGAAAGAAACCCAAAAAGAGGAAAAAGAAATGAACAGTTGCCCTTCTGGAAATAGCCGAAGCCTGGTTAAGGAAATTAGTTCTCGTGGCTGCGGTAATGGTAACAAAGGCGCTAGCCCTGCCAGCATTAAAGCCAAACCAAAATCTAAAGTTGTTCGTTCTAGAAAAAATAATTCTATGAGTAAACTTAAGGGGACTGGGTTATGAAATTAGTTAAAGGAAAAAAGGCAGAAACCGCAAAAGGTATGCGTAAAAATGTGAAGGTTATGGAAAAGGCTGGTTACAGCAAGAAGAGAGCAGTCGGCACAGCTTATGGAGAGGTCGGTATGGCTAAGAAGGCTTCCAGAGATGAGTCTAAAGGCATGAAGAAGGCGGTAGCTAAAAAGAAGCCAGCAGCTAAAAAGAAAGTTGCGACTAAGAAAAAATGAGCCTAATTAAAAGTGTGGTTCATGATATATTTACCAAAGGGGGCTATGTTAAAGTTGCAGCTGCTGTCTTAATTGCATCCTCTTTTGGTATCGGAATTTACTTTAAATTCTTCTCCCATTCTATAGATAGCCCTGCTGAGCAAGTAGCAGAAATTATTTTAGTTGCCTATGGAGTTGATGTTGATTTCTCAGAAGATAAGAAAAGCTCAGGGGATGAATGATTCTTAGTCTGACGCTTCCGTGGCCTCCTTCTGCGAATACTTACTGGAGAAGAAATGGTAATAGGTATTTTATTTCTCCAAAAGGAATGGCTTATCGAAAAGAGGTCATCGCTCTTTGCTGTAAATATAAAGGATTTTTCCCTAAAGAGTCCAGATTGCGATTAGAAGTAATTGCTTTCCCTCCAGATAATAGGCGCAGGGACTTGGATAACATTATGAAGGCACTTCAGGATTCTTTAGAGAAGGCAGAGGTCTATGTTAATGACTCTCAAATTGATGAGCTAATCGTTAGAAGGCATTCTGAGAGGCATGGCAGGGTAGATGTTATTATTGATGATGTATTTTATTAATTACCAAAAGAGCGCATGTACTTAAAAATACCGACCATAGACCCGTACCCGCACCAGCTTAGATTATTTAAAGCTATCCATGAGGGAAAGAACGCCGTTGCCATTATTCACCGAAGAGCAGGCAAGGATATTGCCTGTATGCAGCTCTGGGTATTGCGCGCTCTACAACGTGTTGGAACGCATGTTTATTTGTTCCCTTTATATAGCCAGGCCCGCTCTGTTATCTGGAATGGTATGGACTTTGATGGGAGACCATTTATTGCAAATATTCCAGAGGCGCTGATTGCTCATAAGAATCAAGCTAGAATGGAAATAGAGCTTATCAATGGGTCCCGTCTAGTGCTAGCTGGAAGTAACAATGTTGACTCACTTATGGGTACCAATCCTGTAACTATTATCTATTCTGAATTCGCGCTCCATCATCCACTTGCCAGGCAATACCTTAATCCCATCCTAATTCAAAATGGTGGGCTTGAGATTATACAGAGCACTCCAAGGGGTAAGAATCATCTTTTTGATTTGTACGATGCTGTACGTGATAACGATAGGTACCATATAGAGCACCTATCTATTGAGCAAACGTTTAAAAACGATGGCTCTCCTATTATCTCTCCGGAGCAGGTAGAAGAGGCTAAGCGCATGGGTATGTCAGAAGAAATGATTCGGCAGGAGTTTTATTGTGATTTCGATGTTGGTAATGTTGGTGCATACTTTACGCGTGAGATTTCAGACATGGAGCGTGAGGGAAGAGTTTGCGTTTTTCCTCCCAATCCTCGGTTGCCTCTTCATTCTGTTTGGGATTTGGGCGGCACAGATGCTACTGCCGGATGGCTGTTTCAGGTGGATGGGCAGTATGTGAATCTAATTGGGTTGCTTCATGACTCAGGACAGGGCCTTAAGTTTTATCTTGATAAGGCAGAGCAGATGCGCCAAAGCCTTGGTCTTCAATGGGGGAGCCATTTTATGCCCCATGATGTTAAGCAGGGACACCAGGGGTGGCAATCAACAGAGTCTAGATTGATGCAGGCAAGGAAGGCCGGATGGATTTTCCAGATAACGCCTAAGGTTAATTTCGAAGATGGCATCGAGTCCATGCGTTACCTCTTTCAGAAGATTAGAGTTCACAAAGATAACTGCCAGCTTGGGCTGCGCGCGATAAGAGAATACTCCCGCTCCTACGACGAAGTCAAAGCCTGCTATCAGTCTAAGCCTCTAGATAATTGGGCCACGCATATAGTCGATGCCCTGAGATATCTGGCAGTGAATTATAAGAGGCT